CCGTCTTGGTATCCTTGTTTGGTCTGGTTCAATTCTCACTTTGGCATACATCAAACTACCTCCTGCACTCGGAATTCCTGAACAGAAACTTGATCCAACCTTCATCGCCAGCGTCTTCACAGGGGTTTTAGCTTCGTTCGGCGTCCAGACTGCCAAGAAGAATGGTGCCAATGGTGGCGGTGGTGGTGCTAGTATCACCAAAGAACAGATGGAAAAATTGATTGAGAAAGCAGCACAAACTGCACCTCATCAAACTCTTCGTATTGAGCAAGCACCTGTAACCTTAAAGGTTGAGAAAAAAGAAGAACCTTACAAGATGTAAGTTATGATTAACAAACGATCTCCATTTAAGTGGGCGGCACTGACAGTAGGAACACTGTTCGGTGTCGCTCATATTGGCATATTAGGACACCTTATTAATAAAAAAGATATTCCTATTATCAATTTACCTGTTGGTGACTATACATCATATAGTGTAGACGCAGGCACGGATGGTTATAGCATACGATATAACGCTAATGACCCTAAAGTTATGGGTGTTAGAAAGAAATTGGATAAGAGGAATGGGTTCTTTGGTATCGGTGGAACCACGAATTTAATTACTGAAGAAGAATATACAATGGATGGAGCAAGACATCTCCAGGGTGGTGAAGTGGGAAAGTTGACTGCTCAAAATCTGGAATGCATCAAAGCGGAGGGCGCTGGAGAATCAACAGGAAGAATGGTAGGTGCTAGTGTTGGTGCAGGTATTGCTCCTATCTTCACAAGTATTCCATATGTTGGTTGGTTGATATCTGGTTGGGCAGTCATGTTGGGTCAGGATACTGGTGCTGATATTGGTGGAGAAGTTGCAACAATGATGAAAGATTGTGAGGAGTGATGGTAGACCTAGCACATAAGGCATCACACTTTGCTGCTGCCACACTTAACAATCCATACGGACTTGGTTTTTTAAGTCTCATATTAATTGTTGTTCCAATTATAGGCATGCACTTGGTGCATAAGTATAGATGGGAACACTGGGAACCATTTACTAAGGAGCACAAATGATGAGTGGTATATTTGTATTTTGTTTCATATCTTTATTATGTTATACGATGCATCTTACTTGGCCACTACCCTATAGAAAATGAATTTATTATTGAGACCACTTGAAAATGTAAATGATCCTGTTTGGAGTGTAATCATTTCCTTAATCATACTTCTTGCTGGAGTTACGTATTACATCGTCTATATAATGCGTATGGCTTTCGATGAATTGAAAGATGAGTGACCTTACGAATAAAGATGCGGAGCAGGATACAAAGATTGCTGTAATGGACAGCACTCTAGAAAATTCTATTCGTCGCATCGAAATGGTTCATAAACGTGTCGATGACACGAATGAAGAACTAGAAAAACTTCAAGATCGTATTCGCACCTTGGAGAAGTGGGTTGCTGGTGCTGGTGCAGTAATTGCAGCAGCAACATTCATCATAGGCATAATAGCATCAGCAGACGCAAAGGAGATCAATCATGGGCGCAATGGTTCCACCCAGTCGGAAGTCGTGTTACAACTTTCGCGTAGTTGAGATAAACCGAGTGGTTGATGGTGATACCATCGACGTTACAATCGATCTTGGATTTGATCTCTATAAGAAGGAGCGAGTCAGAGTTGCAGGTGTGGATACGCCTGAGAAGCGCACCAGAGATTTAGAGGAGAAAGAACTTGGAATCGACGCAACCTACTGGCTCAAAGAAAAACTGGAGGGTGCTATATCTGGTGACGATGAGTTGTCTGTTAGGACTGAACTTGTTGGTGGCGTTGGGAAATATGGCCGTCTTCTTGGGTGGTTATACATTGGGGACTCAGAACTGTCCCTTAACGAGCAAATGATTACAGAAGGATATGCCTGGGAATACGATGGTGGAACCAAACAAAAAAACTTTGAGGAGTTAAAAGAAATTCGTAGAGCACACGGAACTCTTGTTGACTAGTGGACTTATCAGACCTAGAAGGATTGTTTGAGGATGAATGGTATTGTGAAGTTAGAATGAATATTACTGAAATTCGTTCTCTATACCAAGTCATATCATATGCTTTGGAGGTATGGCCGGGTTCTCCTGCACGACCCGCAGAAGAACAAGAGTATCTTCTTCACATGAAGAAGCAATTGTTTGCAATGATTTCAGATTATAACTTTTATAATAGTTAGATAAATGCCTGAAATTGAACCAATAAAAATTTATAACTTAAATATTAATAATCTCAACATCCCAAAGGCACGGGTGTTTGATATTCCACCACCCATAGTTAATAATCTATTTGTCCCTGTGACTGTGGATATTGGTAGTCCTATTGTCGAAATGCCTGGTTGTGTGAAGGATCATCCCGATGGTGATGAGCAACTAACAATGGATGATCCCAAAGGAACAAAAATCTTATGCACAAATGAATATCCATCCTACAATGCGATGGATTATACACCGGAAGATTTAGTATATCAGCAGGAAGCACCAGTTCCTCCTACCAATATGGCAGAACCTCCACCAACAACACCAGAGGTTCCTACTGATGCTATTCCTCAAACAAAGAAAGAAGAAATCGAATGCCCTGGTCCTAATGCACCACGCATTGGTGATGTAGCACAGAACCAGAAGGAGAGAGTATCTGGTTTTGAGTTGCGAAATGGTGTATGTGTGACTCTTTATGAAGACATACCCTGGCAGTCACAATATCTTCCAGCACCTCAAATTGCCGCGACCACTGCCGGTATTGCCGTTGTTGCCACTAGTTCTGCTCTGTTGGCAAAACCATTAGCAGATCTACTTCTTAAAGTATTTAAACCCGCCATCAAAAAAATAATGGCAAAAATTTCAAAACTTAGAGGAAAAGAAGTTAAGGTTTTGTCTTCAAGGGACCGCCGAGATCTTCAGCGCGAACGCTCACAGGCGATTCGGACCTTGAGGAAGATGACGAAGGAATAGAGTGTCGATGTGGTTTAACGTGAGTTACATTATTAACCACGACATCGGCACACACCTTATAGTATGGGCTCCTGGGATGAAAAGTTATACCTTCCTTCATCAATTGTCCACAATTCTTGAGTCTGGCTATCTCAAAATCTAGGCGCTTATTGGCAAGCAACTGAGCACGATATTCATTGTTAGTTTTTGCTGCTTCTTTACACAACTGTTGTGCTTTTTTATCCATTGGTATTGATAGAGTTGCACTCATACCTACCGATAAACTTGAATTATTTGTCATTCCAGTTCTAGTTGGAATATGATATAATATTTCACCGGGATTATCTGGGATGCCGTCGTCGTTATTATCTGCATTATTATAAACAGGTTGATCCCACATATGCTCAAAGGGATGTTTTTGGGATAAAGCACCTGTCACATATGGGGTAATGTTCATAGTGGGTCCTTGACAACTGATACCATCACCATAAGTGTTGGTAATGTAAGGACCTTGTAAGACCTGGATTGCCTGGTTGGTCACCGAACCTGAGCTATTCGCAACAGGGTTTGCAGTAGCACTGACACCACCAACATCTGCCGCAAGGGCAGGTGAAGGTAGTAATGTCATTATTGCGAGAATATACTTGTAGTAGTTGTGATACTTTCTATTGTTTGCTCTCTTTGAATAATTGTTTGTGTTGCTAATCCTGGTGCTTGATACGTTTCCGTGAATTGGAACGGATCTCCTACCGTTTGTTGTGAGAATGTTGGTCTCGAATTCATATTTAAACCAGTCCATGTCGAAGTCACGCCATTGATAGTATTAGATTGATTTGTAACCGAGGATGGTGCTAGACCATCACTCGATTTAATATTGGTTCCGGTCACAGAGTATTGATACCCTGTGTTATAGTCCATAGAGTTAATAGTCTCACTAATAGTGCTAGTCGTTTCCGTGGTTGAGGTCATTGAGCCCTGAGTGAAGTTTGGAACCACCGGCACTGCAATCGCAGTTTTTACACTCACAAGGACAATTGCACCCGCACTCAGAACAAGTTTTAGAAGTTTCATTATTCACTTGACCGTCAACTCCTGAACAAATTGTCCGGTGGCACTTGTGCCTGCTCCACCAGCGGTCAGTGTCATGGCACCAGCGGAGGTGATAGTACCTGCCAGATCGCCAGCAGCACCAGCAGCATTTGAAGTCTGACTAGAGAAGTTGTTGACAGCACCTACAGAAGGAGCTGAAGTTGGCACAGCATCGGCCTGCATATACGTAGCAGAGTACGAGAACGCAGCACCAGGCACATCTTGAGTTGCTGAAATAGTTCCTGGAGCATAAACTCCACTAGTGATTGTACCAGCAGAAATAGTATTTGCTGTTGTACCATCTGTAGTATCTACCCCACTACCTGACACGCTGTAGGAGGAACCAAGTCTAGTTGCCTGGGTTGCAGCAGAGTTCACGGTCAGTTGAACACTAGAACTTAATTTATGTGTAATATCGGCATGTGCGGGTGCCGTCATCGCTAACATACTAAAAAGCACTAATGCTTTTTTCATGAATTTTCATTTCAGTTGTGAAATTATTTAGCTCGACCTTTTTTAAAAAAGTTGACGCATAGCATAAAAAGCATTATAATGACTGAGTTGAGATGAAAACCACTTATGGGCAAGTAGCTCAGATGGATAGAGCCACGCACTTCTAATGCGTTGGTCGGGGGTTCGAGTCCCTCCTTGCCTGCTGTCTTTACAAAATTATGGACCCTATTGAAATTCTTCGCATTATTGATAATCTAGAGGGATCCTATCATCATCTTAGGATATGTGGTTTTGATGAAGACAAAGACACAATCAGAGAAATGTGTAACGGGTACTACAAAATGTACTTTAAACTCTGCAAAGAACAAGGGAGAAATCCTTACGGATGATTCAATCCTCTGTAGCTCAGCGGTAGAGCCGACGACTGTTAATCGTCTGGTCGCAGGTTCGAATCCTGCCGGGGGAGTTGACAAGAATTAGAACTTGTCATATACTATCTCTTGTGTGAAGGAAGTGCAGGGAGAGTAATCTCCCTTCTTGCGGAATTAGTTTAGAGGCAAAACTAAAGGTTTCCAACCTTTCGTCACCGGTTCGATTCCGGTATTCCGCTTCGGAAAACCGAATTTCCGAAAATACATGTGAGTATAAATACTCTAACGTTACTCTGTAACGTTTTACAACAGGGAGTTGTCGATTCCCTTTCCATCTGCGGGTAATCATTCCGCAAGTAAATAACGAGGTTTAAACAAATGATCAAGTCTGTATTCGCAGTCACTGCTGCTCTTTTCACATCTGCAGGTGCTGCCCTTGCAGGTCCCTACGTCAACGTAGAGGCAAACTCCGGTTTCACGGGATCCAACTACAACGGCACGACCACTGATTTCCACGTAGGTTACGAAGGTGACCTGGGTGAGAATGCTGCATATTACGTCCAAGCCGGTGCAAGTCTGGTCTCCCCTGATGGTGCCGAGAGTGACACTGTTCCTTCTGGTAAGGCAGGTCTTGGTGTTGGTCTGACCGACAACCTGGGTGCTTATGGTGAAGTTTCCTTTGTCGGTTCCGGTTCTGCTTCCGTTGACCGTGGTTATGGAACCAAACTCGGACTGAAGTACAGCTTCTGAGTTTACAACTGAACATCTAGATGTTATATTGGGGGTGCGACGGCACCCCTTTTTTTATGAAAAAAATTCTTCTTTCGCCGGTTACTCACATCAATTTAATGTTAGTGGGTATTTTAGTTTTTATTGGAGTGCTGCACGAACATACTCATCATTCTATGAAGGTAGATGTGCATGGGTATGTCCGACAATTTTGTAGAGAAAATCCAGACACTTGTAAATCTTTTATTAGAGAATGAATAATGACCAACCACGAATCTGAAGCATGGTGTGCAAATCTGTACGATATGATTGAAAGACTTAGATATCGTCTTGAAAATTTGGAAAATAATCACACAATGCTGTTACAAGAGATACAAAATCTTAAGGAAAAATGAAATCTTAAGAAAAAAGGGCTTGACGAGTCTTCTGTTTTACTATATAATATGTAAAGATTCATTACATTAGGTAAATGACTGTAACAACTAACGATCAAGGACAAATGAATATGTGGGCAACGGAACCTACAATGTATATGAGTAAAGAGACTCTTGACCGTTATGGGATTGAGACTTATGCTGAGAGAGCAGAAAAACTCAATGGTCGCACGGCGATGCTTGGATTTGCTGCAGCACTTATTTCTTATGCCACAACTGGCAGTCTTTTCTTTTTTGGAGCATTCGGTATCTAATGGTTGAATTTTTGACGCAAACTGAGTTTGCCTGGACTGCTAATCATACAATTGCTGAATTTTTGGCAGGATATGTATTTGGAGCAGCACTTATTATTGGAGCACCTGGAGTGTTTTTCTTCATTGCTTTTATGCCTGCACTGCAACGCACCAAAGGAGCAATGGTTGGATATAGTGATCACAAAACATATGGTGACACTTCTATCTACGAAAACACACCAAGTTCACAACTAGACTATTCAAAAGCACTTTTAAAAACATCTATCCAAGGGTAAAAACAATGAACGAAAAAGCAGAACGCATTAATGGTTGGGCAGCAATGATCGGAGTCATTGCAGCGATGGGATCCTACGCAACCACTGGTCAAATCATTCCAGGTCTCTGGTGATGGGATTTGTAGTAGCAGCAATAGTTATGCTGATTCCAATTGCCGCAGTAGTGAAAAAATCATGAATTACGATTGGACACTACTACAGACTTTAATTTTCATCATCACACCTTACTTCCTTATGCTTGCCCTTGCTAGCAAAGATGAAGATGATGATGGGTCAGATGGCGGAATGATGCAACCACTTTATGCACCAAATCCTGTGTAGTAATCAACACATTTAATTGACCAAATAAGACCCTACTGCTTAAATACTAGTAGTAGGGTCATTTTTATGCCTCGTAATATTTTGACTAAAGACCAGATTAAATGTGATGTTCTAAAATTGAAGAATAGATTGAGAGATGAATATTGTTCAGAGTTTCAAAAAGAAGTTGCAGATATGTATTTAAATTTGGTGCTTGACAAAATTGACGAGTATAGATTATAATAATATCAACGGGCGATTAGCGCAGCGGTAGCGCAGTTGCTTTACACGCAATTGGTCGGCGGTTCGAATCCGTCATCGCCCATATAAATAAATGAAATACTGAAGAAGT